AAAGGTCATGTTGTTCAGTTTGGTATATTAGAAACTATACCTTTAACATATGAAGAAGTTAAATCAACAGCCATATCTTTAGCTAATGATGTTCAAAATGGAGCAAAACAAGCTCTTAGTAATGCAACAAGTGCAGCATCTTTAGATAAGATAAAAAATACACTAGGTTCAGTTTTCAAAGGAGATTTTACTGATGTTAGTAATGCTGCAGCATCTTTTGGAACTGCAGCGGGAGATGTTCTCAATTATATAGATTCTTCTAAATTGAATTTTCAACCAAGAAGAACAAAAGCTATAAGTTACATATCACTATATATGCCAGATACATTGAATTTTCAAATAGCTGCTGGTTATAATGAGATTAGTGTTACTGATGCATTAAAAAATGTTGCAACTTCAGCTATAGGTAGTTTAATTTCAGCTAAAAAAGCAGGTGCCACTTCAAGTTTTGCCACTTCAACAATTGCATCTGGTATTCAAAACTTTAAAGGATTAGCTTTAGGGAAAGCAGGCCTTGCTGTCAATCCACAAATGCAAGTTTTGTTTCAAGGAATTGGTTTTAGAGAATATCAAATGGCTTTTACTTTTACACCATATTCTAAACAAGAAGCAGAGACAGTAGAAAAAATTGTTAAAATGTTTAGGATGCACGCATCACCAAGAATTCAAACTGGATCCGCTGGTATGTTTTTTGTTGCACCATCGGCATTTACTGTTAAATTTTTATTCAACGGTAAAGAAAATATACACTTAAATAAAATTAAAGAAAGTGTAATAACTAGTATTGATGTAAACTATTCTCCAAATGGGTGGGCTGCACATGATGATGGTACTCCAGTACAAACAACAATGACGGTACAATTCAAAGAAATCGAACTTGTTGATAGAAATGCAGTAAACCAAGGATATTAATATGCAATACTTTAATACATTGCCGAAACTTGTAAAAACTGATGATAAAGGCAATTCATTACTTTTGACTAATATATTGGCCAGAGCTAATCTATTACAAAATTTTCTATCTAGCCCAGCAATCTATTATGAATATGATATTCAAGATGGCGATACACCAGAAATTATTGCGCATAAGTATTATGGTGATGTATATAGATATTGGGTAGTATTGTTTGCTAATCAAATCATGGACCCACAATGGCAATGGCCAATGACAGGTGATGTATTTAAATCATACATTGATAGTAAATATACATTGGCTACTCCGGCAGTTAATCCATATACAACGGTACACCACTATGAAAAACAAATTGATACACTTGATGTATCAACTAATATTACGACAACCAATAAAATTTCAATTTCACAAAATACATATAATTCTTTGACAACAAGCACAACAAACTATTCACTAGCAACTGGTACAGTAAAAGTAACTATTTCTAAAAATTTAATAAACATTTATGATTATGAATTACAATTAAATGAAGATAAAAGAAATATTAAAATTTTAAAAAATAATTATGTTGGTCAATTAGAAAAACAATTTAAATCATTGATGAGTCAGTAATATGGATGATAATAATGCTTTGGTGGAAAATGTTGGAGCAATCTACTCACAAGATTTTTCATTAAATACACTTAATATACTTACAGCAGCAGGCCAGAAGTTTGAGATGAGAAAGCTTTTGGTTGAGTTTTCATTTTATGAAGATTTATATTCTTTTTGTGTATCTGGACATTTAACATTAAAAGATGGCCAAGGTTTTATTGAATCATTACAATTACAAGGTAATGAATTTATAGAAATTGATTTTGGTAAAATTAAAGATGCTTCAAATGATACCACTAGTATCTATAGATTATATAAAGTTGGAGACAGAGTAGCAACAGGTAATTTAAATGTGGAATTTTATACACTATATTTTTGTTCGGAAGAATTATTAATATCGGAACAAAAAAAGATTAGCAAATCTTTATCTGGTCAAACCATATCACAATCTATATCTAAAATATTAAAAGAAGATTTAGGAGTAAAAAAGGCTTACATAGAAGAAACTTCTGGTGTATATAATCTTGTTGTACCAAGTTTGAAACCTTTTGAAACGATTAGTTGGTTATCAACTTATGCTAGACCAGCTATTACTGGTGCATTTGGTGCTGATATGTTATTTTTTGAAACTAAGTATGGGTACAATTTTAGGTCGATACAATCTATGATGAGACAGAGTGTTTACGCTACATATAAGTATCAGCAAACAAACTTATCAGATGAGATAGAAACTTTTCAAGAAAGTACAATAAGTGTATTAAATTATGAGTTTGTTAAAACATATGACCAGTTAGATGATATCAATTCTGGTACATTTGCCAATAGTGTATTGTCTTTAGATACTTTAGCAAGAACTACTAATTTAACCAAATTTGATTATAACAAATATAAAACAAATGCCAATGTTAAAGCATTAGATAGTAATGGTGCTCTTACTCCTTCACAAAACAGATTTGGCCAAACTCAAAATCAAACATTTGAATCAAAATTTAAACTTATGACATCAAATTCTGGTCAGACAAAAGCATCTTATATAAAACAACAACCAGGATCTGTGGCAAAAGATATCGCCATTGAGAATTATGTGCCTAATAGAACAGCACAACTTTCATTGGCAAACTATATAGTAGTTAAGCTAACAATACCTGGCGATCCAGGAATTACAGTTGGTAGAACAATTGATTTTAGTTTAATGACAATCAAACCTACTTTGAGCGAAAGAGAACCTGATAAATTTTATTCAGGTAAATATTTGGTGACAGCAGTAAGGCATATAATTCAATCTGAAGGTGTATATCAAACTGTATTAGAGATTGCAAAAGATAGTTTGGCAAGTAAACCTAATAGTGTTGATAGTTCTAGTCCTGATTGGAAGAAAGTGATTGCTGATTGATGGAAAATTTTCTAGGTAAAGACGGTTTTGTTTGGTTCATAGGAGTTATTGAAAATCGTGCTGATCCATTAGGAATGGGTCGGTGTCAAATTCGTATTTTTGGATGGCACACAAGTAATAAAATTGATTTACCAACAAAAGATTTACCTTGGGCACAACCAATGTATCCACTAAACAATTCTAAAGCATTTTCAGCACCTCAATTGGGTGAATGGATTGTTGGTTTCTTTACTGTCGGTATGTCTGGTCAAGCTCCAATTATGATGGGTGTTTTACCTGGACTTCAACAATAGGAGATAAAATGAGCACTTTACCCATAGTAGGAAATACTAATTTACTTTCACCATTTGCCGGTAATAATAGGATATCTGGTCAACCAACTATTCCTGGTTTGGCTAGAAGTCAAATGGCTAACACAAATATTGATAAGTCCAATAATAGTTTATCACATAATTGTGGTATTAGCCAAGAGTTAATAAAAAATCTTGGATTAAAAGAATTTATAAACTCACAAGCACAAACTGTCCGAGATGCGATTAATGCTATAATTAAAGCTTTAGGTTTTGATCCTACAGGTACAACATCTAATACAGTATCATTACTTAAACAAATAACTGCAATGATTAAATATTATACAAAGAAAATTCTAAAACCAATTCAAGATTTTCAAAAATATGTTATTGAATATACAAATTATGTTAAATCGACTATTGCATGGATTTTAAGTTTACCAGCAAAGCTTTTGGCATTATTTCAAGATTGTTTGAGTAGATTATATCAATTATTATCTGGTATTTTTTCAGATGTTTTAGGTAGCACTGGTGGTGGTTTAGGAGATACTATAAAAGACGCTCAAGAGTTAGCACAAACAACTATTAGTTCAGCAGTAGCAATTACAAGCGCAGTTACTAGTCTTCCGATAAACCTTGCATCTGCAATTTCTGCTTCACCTAGTGCTGAAAGTGTGGCGGCCGCAGGTGAAGCTATTACTGGTTATTTTGATTCATTACCTTCAGCTGAAAATGCTAATGCAGGAAATCAGAAAAGTAAATCACCATAGGATAAATTATGAGTACAAAACCACCAATTGCAGATGGTTCTTGGAGTGAACCTTCATCGCCTGCCAGTACAGAAACACCACCAGTTTATCCTTATAATAATATAACACAAACGGAATCTGGTCATACCTTTGAAATGGATGA